TTCCTAGACTCGAGAGGGATACGAATAACGCCATCTCGAAATTCGTCTCTACGGTCACGCCCCATCTCATATGTGGCAAGAGCCTGTACAGACTGATTATACATTTTATCATAGTATTGTATCATATCAGCAGGACCTTTCAAGTATCCAAGTGCTTCTAAAATACTACCATACAAAAGCACGTTTGGAGCATTCTGGCTCATCCAATTTGATGTAGTTGTACTGGATAAAACCGGTGGCTTGTACGTGTATGCGAGCTCTACAGTTAATGCAGCGTTCGGGGTTGGTGCCAACATATGAGTATCATCATCATAAACAGCGTAATACTTGGGAGTACCTGCTCCTGTTGATGTCCTATTTGGCGCAAATTCATTCATAAACGAAATATCTTTTTGTATCAAGAATGTTCTATTATCAGAGCCATCAATTAATTGTATGTACCTTGTTGCTTCCCAATCAGCAGGAAGAGGTAAAAAAGCGTTATTTACAGTAAGTGTTGCAGTGTCATATCTTCTGTAATAATTTAAATCTACAGTTCTTCTAATTCTATCTTCTGTAGATTTTATAAATTGGTTTATTATTGAATCACTTAAAACATTAGAATCGGTCTCTGTGTAATTCCTTACATTTGATAATAAATCAGAATAATCAGTCATGATGTGCTCACTGTAACATTTCCTGCAAAACTCTGCAATCTTGTTTCTTTTGCTTCTGATTTAGGTTGCATTCCTACACTGGCAAATCTGTTTGTATTTACCCCTATTAAACCAACAAAACACGTTGAGTTAGCTATTTGACCTCTGGATTCTTTTAAAGCTTGAGGATCATTTACAATTGGTAATGGTTCCAATTGTGGATGTTTTCTTTCAAATTCAGATACATGAACAACAGAGCCGTTCCATTCTTTAACCATTTCATTGTACGGAAAAGCCATTCCTGATCTATCAGATATTCTTTGTGCAAATTTTCCCGATGCATATTTAGCCATAACTATGCTCCAGGTAGATAAGTTTTAGGTGTTAAAAATAAACTTGTTCTCTCTCCGTCTTGAGCTGCTGCTCTTTGAAACTCATCTTCATATATTTGTTTTAATGGACCAATTCTTTCTGGCGATTTTTTCATAGCAATGTAATAAGCTAAACCAGCTGTAATACATGGAAGAAAACGAAAAGGAATTTGTGCATTATTGGTGTAATCACCAGAATCAAACATGCGAACAAGAGCGTAATAACGTAGAGTATACGTTGTATCAGCTGC